TGTTCCCGTTCTTGTTCGCTCAGCGAGGCGAGCAAGCTTGCTTTTGAAATCTGCAACATTCCGTTCAATTTCTTTCTGCCTTGCGATGGAAATTTCTGAACCTTCGGGTCCACTGATTTCTTGACGATCAACAAACATCCCAAGGTGGCGGGCAAGAAGCTCTGCCCCTCGGAGAACGGCAGTTTCATTGCCTTTTGCTTCTGCCCTTTCGATGCTTTTAACGATCTTGTCAAGGACGTAGAAGGCGTCAACCTTCATTTTTTCTGTACGGTCCTTGGTCAAATAATCAAGGGCAATCTTAATGGCAGGTTTATTTTTTAGTTCATTTCCAATTTTGTGGGCGTTGCCATTGTTTCCATAGCCTGCCCGAATTGCTGCCCGAGTGGCGTTAAAGTCTTTGATGTATTCGTAGCAAAAGGCTCTTTGCTTCTCGGTGATAAGCTCCAAGATTTTTTCACCGTCTTTTTCGGCAATTGCTTGTTGGAGTCTAAAAGAAGGGCGGCCTGCCACGGTATTATTTTCCCTTTTTTGCCATGAGAGTGTGAGAGCGATTTTTGCTTCTGCTTTGGACTTGTAAGTTATCCATGGAATTGTCTTTTGGATTATTATTTTTGTGGGCTACATCTTTGCCATCACCCTTACGAACTTTGCCAGCAGCCTCCATTTTGGCCCTAGCAGCGTTACGAGAGGCCCTACGTTCAATTTGTTCAGGCTTGCTGTTGTATCTTTTCTGAGCGGCAGCTCGGCCTCCTTTGTAGGGCATAGGCATAGAAATGTATTCTCCCTTCTATTTTACACTACGTATTATACCATAAAATGGAGTGTTTGTCAAGAAAAAAATGAAGGATTGCTAATTTTTTTGTAGTTTTTTATTTTTTTCTTGACAAAATCGGAAAAATATGGTATAATATCCTTGTAAGAGGGGAGGGTAAGAGGGAGTACCCCTAGAGTTTATAAAGGTAAGTTGATTCGAAAATTATGGTAACCATAGGGGCAGGCTAGAGGTGCTCCTGAGGGGCTGCTAAGCACATGCTTGGGCGACCTTCGGGAGCCCTTTTTATTTGACTCAATACCCTTTTCATAATTACTGGATATCATTTTTTTATTTTTTTATTTAGGCCGTGAGATTGCCTGTCCCCGCTCTACGCCTTCGCCCATTCCATGCCCCCCGCCTACGATTATTTCGAATAGGGCCTATAAAACTTTCGATTACCTCGAGCATTACTTGGCCAATACATAACTCATTGAAATAATACTTGAAAATACTATCCCTTGCCCAAAGTAATCTAAGGTGCTTTGGAGCGAATAGGGCAAGGGTTGAGGTATACGGCTTGCTTAGGAAAGTAATCGAATAGGGATTGCGAGTAATCTTGAGCGATATTTTAGGCCGTAGGAAGGTGAAAAAGGTAGTTGACAAGCCTATCAGCTTTTGCTATGGGCGCATACTGGCCTAGGATACGCGCGCCTAGGCTATGGTCCAACCATAGGCAATAGCGCGGTTGCCAATTTGGCCCACGTGGGCCAAGTTTTTGGAGATACTACCATGGCCACAAAGCCGAATGTGTCTACTTTGCCTGAGCCGAACATTATGCCTGAACCTAACCTTGCGCCTATTGCTGATACGGTTGAAAACAGCAAGGGCGAAAAGTTTAGGCTTGCCGATAGTGCTAAGGCAAGAATTGTTCTGAAAAATAGGCTTGCCGAAGAAGCCGCGGCTTTGAAAGAAGCCGAAGACAATCAGCGTTCAACCGTCAGCAGTCTTACTAATGCCTTTATGCGGGAAAGCGCGATTGCGCTTGTCAATGGATTGCTGACAAAAGAGGAATTGACGGAAATCCTTGGCAAGGCCTACGGGTTCAGGATTACACCTACTAATGGCAAGCAATCCCGAACCCCGGAAGGCACGGGCAATTCTCACCGCAAGCGCATTATCCTGCTGGCAGAAGCCGGCCGGATTGCCGCTAGCCTTGAAGCCGGCTTGCCTATTGTTGAGCAAGACAAGCCCAAAGCCTTGCAAGGTATCGATAATGAAGCGATTGCGGAAATTGCCAAGCGTTGCCTTGAACAGGAAACTCTTTCCCCGTCAATGGCCTACAAGGCTCTTGGGGAATTGAAGCCGCGCGAAACTAAGCCGCTTTGGCAAAATACGAACAAGCTTGGCGAGATTATCGCGGCCTTGTCTAACCCCGATAGCCTTGAGGTTATTCGCGGCAATGAAGGATTGCGAGAAGCTTTCGCGCATATTCGCGACTTGGCAATTCTTGCCGAATTGGGCGATTGCCGGGCAATGTCAGCCTAAGGGAAAGAAATAACTATGTATCGCTTCTACTATGTCTACAAGCGCGTAGGCCCGGGAAGGCTAGAAGCCGTATTTGATGTATGCGCTTCTAGCGCCAAAGAAGCCTTGAAAGCCTACCTTGAATGTGGCGGTGATACTTCCAATGTGGTTGCAGTTATCCCGCAATCGCCATATGAAATTGCGCTGAGTGATAGGTGAGGTTAGGGCAAGGTGATACGCATAATCGCCTTGCCCTATGTGTTTCAAGCATAGGGGAATTGCCATGAATAATCGTTATCATTGCATTGCAGAATACGTAGGCGATTACGTCAAGGATATGCCATTCAATGACCGCTTCATTAGAATTGAAGTAATCGCAAATAACGCCTACGAAGCAATGGAAAAGTTTGAGCCGCGCGTCAACGCGATTAGAGGCGGCAAGCGGGTTAGATACTGGAAGCCGCTCGAACACTTTATCTATCCTACGGAATTGGCAACTATCTGCAAGGATATGGAAAATAATCCTACGGTTGCCGAACAATACCTAGCCGCCTAGGCCAACAAGCACAAAGGATTAGGGCGGGCGGGTTCACAACCGCCTTGCCCGCCTTTGCGCCCATAATCCCCGATATTTTTGTCCCATATGGGACAAGAAATGACTACAACAACAACAACAACAACAGCAACAGCAAAAGCGGCTAGGTATGACAACGAATAACAACGACAACAACAAAATTAGGGACTACACAGGCTTTGACCGCAAGGGCCTACGCCGCACATTGCGCCTAACGCTAGGCCGCTTTCGTTCATGCCAAGACAATTTCGAGGCAAAAGGCAATCCTTGGACAACAACAAGGCTTGATGAATATCGACAACGAAAACTAGAAGTCGAATTCAATCGCCATCGCTTTGAAGCCTACAACGGAATACTAAGCGAAAAAGACAAACAACGGCCAAAGCGAAGAGACAACGAACCTTGGGACTTTACCACAAAAGATAGGCCAGTTTATGGATATTTCGACCGCCCTCTTACGAAAGAAGAGGCGCGGCAATTAGACGATTGGATTGAGCAGCGACTAGGATATACGCGCGAACAACGCGCTCTACCACGACAACAACGGCCAAAGGTTGATGGCAAGGAATTATCTCGCCAAAACAAAGCAAGAAAAGAGCCGCGCTCCAGTCGAACACCAGAGATGCTTGACGAATTCAACCGAAAGCGAAGGATAGCAAACATCATCAAGGCAATCAAGGTTCTTGACGAGGCTCACAAAGCCAAGCAAAAATAAGGCTCCACTAGGTGCCGTTTTAGAGCCCGTTAGAAGCCGTTTTAAGGCCTTCTGGACGCAAAAATGGACGTCTCGCTACCCTATATAGCGGGGCGTCCTTTTTTGTGCCTAAAAGGCTTCTAAAAGGCATTAAGGAGCATGTGAGATGGGGAAATATGTGAAAAAGCCTGTGGTGGTCGAAGCCATGCGTTTCACTTACCCGCCGAGCGCGGAATTGCTCGCATTCTGCGGCCATGTGATGCGTGACTTCCGAAAACCTGACCACCCCGCCGCAAAATGGGAAGTTGATATTACCACTCTAGAAGATGGCACTGACCGGCGCGCTATTCATGTGGCCACCGAGGGTGACTGGATTATTCGCGGGATACAAGGCGAGTTTTATCCGTGCAAGCCCGACATTTTCGAAGCAACCTATGAGCCAGTATCGTAGGTGCAGTTTGAATTTTAGAAAGGGAGTAATGACTATGACTACTATTTCTTCTCTTCAAGGTCTCGTCAATTCTTGGCTGGACGGGACAAATATTCCCTATAAAGGCAGTCTCTATAATCGCGACCTGCCTGAAGCTAGAGACAATCCCCTCGCTTGCATGTGTGCGCAGGGACAAGCTCTCTGGTTGTTTGACGATAGAGATACTACGTCTCTAAGCCACATGAACCAAGGCTCTGCTGACAGGGAGTTTGCCTCTCTCTGCAACATTAGCCGTGCTCACTCTATCCTTGTGCGTTATGTCAACGATTTCCCTGCCTACTCCAACAAGGACTTGGCCTATACTTTGATGAACCCCGGCCGTATCCTTGGACCGAATTGGAGCAAACTTCTCGACTTCTGGTGGTATCTCGAACACGATATGGGCTACGGTGATTGGCTCAAGCTCAAGCGTTTCAACGACGCTTCTGATTTCTCCAAAGCCCGAACAGAGGCTCAAACTGCTGCTGCAAAGGCAACAGGTGACAAAGAATACGTAATAGGAGAGATTATTTACACCAACATCACTACTCTCTCCGGAGCGCATCGCAACGACCAATCCTTCAGTCTTATTCTAGGCGCCTGTTGGGAAATTCAAGGCTTTGACCATCTCAACTCCCTCAATTTCCTTCCTCGCTTTGGCTTCAACAGCCTTGAAGATATTCCACCTCGTCCTGCTAACTACGGTAACGGAATTGTGCCTACCAACTAAGAAAGGAAAAATTGATCATGCAAAAGGAGACAAGGACAAGGGCGGTAACAGAGGATAGCAACAGGATTGTTCAAATTGTTGTTGCCCAACACCGCGCAAGTCTCGCCGCCGTCGAAGCGCGCATTGCCAAACTGGAAGCCGCTTTAGCTAAACTGGAAGAGAAAATACAAACGCTACGTTCTCAATACCGGTCTCTATGCGAAGAGAACCCTGAAAACGGAGAAGATTGATGAATGAAAAAGCTACTATGCGTTCGCCTATGTCCGACATCAACCCTCACTATCTTTTTGCCCTCTTGTGGTGTCTTATCTTTGCCGTATCAGGCAAAGTAGAAATCCTCACCATTGCCATGATGTTCGTTTGCACAGGCTCAATTTGTGATGCAATAAGAGACCATGAACAACACATTCGGTCAACGCCTACGCTTCGCTCTTGACTTGCGAAAGCGGTCTATCGAAAGTCTTTCCTTGGACAGCGGATATTCTAGAGATTACATCTCTCGCCTTATCAATGGAAGACAAAATAACCCTACGATTTTCTTCGTTGATTGTGTTGCCCGCGCTCTCAACGTAAGTCCTGCTTTTCTTGCGGGCTGGAGCGACAACTATGAACCCATTGTTTAACCCTGCCGACTAGTGAGAATAGTCATGTTCACACAACGCAACAAAATCAAGACAGCAAAGGATATTGCTCATGAACAAGCGGTCCAGCGCCAGTTGGAAGATATTGACTACGATACCAGTCCTACTTGCATTAAGTGTGGGGAGTATTATCCTGCTGCTCGCTTTGCTCTTGGCTATAGGACCTGTCTTAATTGTGGAAGCCCTGCAAAGACTTACACGATAGTTCCAGTGCCAAAGTCAAATTACATCATCGCTTCTAACCCCAACGATGTTCGTTCCCCATACAGTCACAAAGGGCGGTAAGGACAATAGCAATGTATATCGTAACTTATGACGGCAAAGAAATCGCAAGATTTAAAACCAGAGAAAAAGCTCTTAAAGAAATTGAAGAAATCTACGAAGACTTTGTTGAGCGCTTCACAGAGTTGGGAGAGGACATAAGCTGTTTTCCCATTGAAGCATACGAAATTTTTGAAGTTTCTATGGATCATAAACAAATTCAACAATGGTTGAAAAAGAGGGGTTTTATGTGATGACAAATCTTCTAGCTGTTTACGGCTCGCTTCGACAAAAAATGGGAGCAAGCCATCTTCTCTCAGGTATTCCCGGTGTAGAATATGAAGGAGAGGACACTATCACCGGCACTCTCTACGATTTGGGCTGGTTTCCGGGGCTAAAACTCAACGGAAATAACAAGGTCGTAGTGGAAGTGTATCGAATTGCACCAGACCATCCAATATTCGAAGTCCTAAACACATTCGAAGGCTATTATCCTGACAATCCAGAGAATAGCCTTTTTATCTTGCGGAAAACAGTTCTCAACTCCAACGAAAAGGAAGCAATGTGCTATGAATACAATCGCAATGCCAGCGGTCGTCCAATCGTCGCGTGCGGAGATTGGGCCAGTTACGTTTCCGAACGCAATTCCCGTAAAGCCTCTTAGATTTGACCGTTCAGGTATTATAAAACACAGTCCCAAAACAATTAGGCAGATGTCCATTTATCTAGAGAAACTAAGAAAATCTTTTTCTGGCACAACCAATTGGATCTGTTGGGCAGGAAAGGACGGGTTTTCTTTATACAAATCTCAGGCATGCCACTATAGACTGCCTAATATGCCAGAGGAAAGTTATTCAAAGCCGCTTGCTTTGGAGAATGGCGCGAGGCGAAAGAGAAAAAGAGGGCATCTTAAAGCAACACTTCCTTTTTTGACTTGGTTTCTTTACCATTCACCTTACGGCGAATTTATTCTTAATCGCAACAATTTCAAGTATTGTGCGAGATACGGTTTCATTGTTTCAGGCTCTCTTCCTCAACCTCTCTTGATGAATTTGGCCATCATCAGCCGACATTTCTACGAACTTTCAACGGCCTGTTTTGAATTATTCAACAAGGTTACTCTTGAAGAAGGAATTGATCCGACTATTGCCTACTCTGTTATCTTTAACACCTATACTTTGGCACTTGAAGGTTTGAACGACAGGACCGCTACGATAAGATACTACGGCTATGAATGCCATAGGGTTTCTTTTCCCTACAGTCCACCTGCTCTTCTTAACATCTTCAATGGTGTTTATGGAAGAGCTACTCCTTTGAGTATGAAAAACCATAAAACAGTTTATGGAGCAAAAGACCTTTTCAAAACGAATGCAGAAGAGATTAATAGTCTGACGGACTGGACAAAGAAATCGCAAGCATTTCAGAAAAGTCTCGATCTTTGGCGAAAAGCAAAGAAGGACAATTCGAAGGTATATCGACCGCCTAACCCCTTTATTATTGAAAACCAAGCAGCAAAACTAAAAGAGGGAGAGTTTACAAACCAAGAAGCCATAGAATTCGTTCTTCCATGGCTTGACACTTATATCAGGAAGAAGCTGAACAATGACCAATAACGAAACGTCTACCACAGAAGATGATACGCCGCGTTGGAGCCGCGTAGATTTGCCTTACTTCGAAGACAGGCCAAAGGTATTTATTCCCGTAGGCGGACAGTTTGCACTTATTGTGCGAATGTTTGCCGAAATAGGTTTTACTAAGGCCAACACACTAGAAGAGGCAAATCTTGTAGTTTATAGTGGTGGCTCTGACGTTTCTCCAGAGTTTTACGGTCAATCTCCGATTGATAAATGCGGCATTCCTGACCGTAAACGAGACGAAGCAGAGCGAAAGATTTTCCTGCGAGCGAGAGAACTCGACATTCCCCAAGTTGGAATTTGTCGTGGCGCACAATTTCTTCACGTAATGTGCGGAGGCACGTTATGGCAACATGTCAACAATCATACGCGAGATCATTTGATGTATGATTTGATGGCAAATGTGATGGTTCGCACCTCTTCTACGCATCATCAAATGATGAGGTATAACGATAAAATGACCCTCATTGCGTGTTGTGATGATGACGTTGCTACCTACTACGAAGATGCTTTTGAAGTTATTGACCACAAAAAGGATAAGAAATATCGACCTCAACTTGAAGTAGAAGTGTGTTCCTACGACGATGAGAAAGTCCTTTGTATTCAAGGACATCCTGAGTTTGGCCCAAGAGAGTTTACTTCATGGTCGCTTCATCTTTTGAAGGATTGGCTCAACGCTGTAAAGAAGGAGAAAGCTGAATGTGTGGTATTGTAGGGGTTGCTGGCGATATATCGCTAAAGGACCTTCCAACTTTTGAAGATTTGCTCGATGTTTGCCAGCTACGAGGCCGGGACTCGACTGGTGCTGTTCGTGTAAATCGAGCCGGAACAGAGTATGCATGGGCTAAAATGGTAGGCCCGCCTACCTATCTCAAGGAGTCCCGGGACTATAGTCGAAATATTTCCGTAAATAGTATGTCGGTGCTGATCGGCCATTGTCGTTACAAAACAATCGGTTCCGTTGATCGAGCATCTGCCCATCCCTATGATATTTCCGAAAAGGGTATCATTGGTGTTCATAACGGGACGCTAAAGAATTACTGTTCATTCCCGCAGCATCAACCGGGAAACACCGACAGTTTAACACTTTACGAAAGTATTGCAGAACGAGGCCCCGTTGAAACTTTTGAGCAGGCGGATGGTGCATGGGCTTGTGTCTGGTGGGACCAAAATACTCGACGGCTTCACTTCATCCGAAACAAGGAACGATCTTTGTGGTATACTTACAGTGAAGACAAAAGGCGTTTGTATTGGGCATCGGAGCCTTGGATGTTTGCCGCTGTATCGCGACGAGAGGCTCTGTGGGATGGCGGTGAAGATAAGCAAGTTTACCGTCAATTCACAGAAGACATTCTCTATACTCTTGAAATAAATCTTTCCGCTGCTTCTAAAAATGAGCCCGTTCTAAAGCTTTCAGAGGGCCCAAAAATTGAAAAAAAGCCCCAACCGCTCGTTCTTTACAGCCCTCTAAGAAAAACACCTTGGATCAGCATTTATGGCGACAAGAACTTGACGAACTATTCTCAAAAGAAGGGAGGAGAGGTAGCCAACCCTTTTCGGACACCGCTGAACGACGAGATTCCCTCTTGGATGAAAATCTCAGCAAGGTCCACGACTACAGGACCCAAGAGTATATCTACACACAAAGAGAGTTCTTCCACGCCCTTGAGGAAATCGTCGGACCAGTTGACGCCATCGAAGAATACCAGTTCTTTGTCGAAAAGCACAACTTCCCAAGCAGCAACGACTTTGCTAAACTCTCTAAAAATCAGCAGAAAAAAACTCTCCGTCGTCTCCGAACCTGCACAAAAAAGTGGATCAACTTCTACTTCTATTTTGACTGATGAATGTGGAAGGATTTATCGTCCAGACATTGGCGTTGATATACGTTATATTGCCAAAGCAGACATGACGTATATCACGGATTTAAGAACAGGACGGGAGTATTCCGAAACAGAATTCAATAAATTGAATAAAGGTTGTTGCTGTTTCTGCGGAAACAAAATCTCCAGTCTTTCTCAAGTTGCAGAAATCTACGATGACGCTAGTAGGTTTCTGTGTGTTCGTTGCGTCACACCAATTGAGGTAAAGAGTAAGGAGACTGTTGAATGACTACCGCAACTTTTACTATCGGCTGTGACCCTGAAGTTTTTCTCACTAAGAATGGGAAACCCGCAAGCGCGTATGGGTTGCTAAAGGGCACAAAGAAAGAGCCGTTTCCTACCAAAGGAGGCGCCTATCAAGTGGACGGTATGGCCGCAGAATTCAACATCGATCCCGTTGAATTTCCTGATCTGTCTTGGCTGCCAGATACATTTGATGAATGGAACGAAAAAATCCTACTTCAATTGAGGGCCATTAGAAAGGCGCTGCCAAAAGATTACTCCTTGAAAATTGATCCTGTTATGGAATTTGGAAAGGAGTTTCTTGACCAGCAGCCTGACGAAGCTAAAGAGCTTGGTTGCGACCCCGATTATTGCGCCTATACCTTGCTGCCCAATCCACGTCCTGATGGAGAAAAAACATTCCGGACGGGCGCGGGTCACATTCATATCGGATGGGGCTCTGATATTCCCGTGGATAACCAAGAGCACATTGAGATTTGTGCGGGCTTTGTCAAAAGTCTTGACGCTACTGTAGGTTTGTTTATGACCTACGTTGACCGAGACCCTCGGCGACGCGAACTCTACGGAAAGGCAGGCGCATTTAGGCCAAAGCCCTACGGAGTGGAATATCGGACGCCGTCTAATGTCTGGATTAGAAACAAGGATTACAGGCGAATGATTTGGATCCTTGTAAAGGAAGCCATCGATTGTCACAAAAGGCAATACAGCCAATCTCGTATTTGCAATCTTGAAAACGTCCAAGAAGTTATCAACAGTGGGGATTATAACGCAGCATTGCGGGGTTTGGACCACATATTTGAACGTATTCATAGGAGAAAGTCTTATACTTCCTATCGGCGACCCGCAATTCTCAAGCGCGTTATTGACATTGTAGAGAAGGAGTATGCCAATGCCAAATAGTAGTGGTGCTTTTTGGACAGATGACGTTCAAGCACAAGAACGGCTTACAGGCACTCTGGTTGTTTACGACGATAGTGTCGTATATGTAGAAAACGTGCAGGACAGTTTTGTAAACTTTCGACCTGTAGAAGACTTTCAAACCATAAATAAAGTTCTTTTAGAAGATCCAAAATGGCATCAATTTAGAAAATTGCCTCCCCTCGGGTGGCTAAACGTAGACGTAGTCCGCCAATACGATAGGTATGTAGGGGCTGTTTACGTTCGTAGGATAGCTATTAGAAGTCGTTTGCACGGTTTTTGCAGTAACAACATTAAAGTCTATGTGTTTGATGGCACAGGACTAACTAAAGCCACAGATATAAACATTAGGGCAGTATATTCATGCGGGTTTTACAAAGACCCCAATCAATACCCTCCTTTTGAGGATGCCTTCCTTGCTCTAAAGGACGGAGGCGCGATAGCCCTTTCACCAAAATTTGCTATTTGCAAAGACCTCCGAGGGTTATGTTGGCTTTATAGAAAAGACCAACAAGTTATGCTAATTACCGACACAAAAACAGGCTACCTTCTAAAGTCAAGTAGGTTTTATCTTGAAGACATCGAAGCTTCGAAAGACATCTTGCCCCTTGAAATCAGGGAGTTTTAGAAATGGCCTTTCTTTATCATTATCGTCAGGTCGTTAGTAGAGAGTCTGAATTAGTTCCCGGTCAAAAAATCAACCAGCCTTGTTATGCCGGCAGCACTATAAAGGGAGATGTTGGCCTAGAATTAGAAATCGAAGGGGATAATTTGCCTTCGGGCGGCAGCATAGCTGGTATCGTAGCTTCTAACAGAGCCTACTGGAAAGCTACTGCTGATGGCTCTTTGCGTAATGGTGGTATCGAATATGTTCTCAGCCGCCCCATCTCCATCAAAGAAGTCCGAAAGATGGTGGACGGTCTATTTTCCCGCTTCGCCCAATTGCCCGATTGCCGCATCAAAAACACTAATCGATGCTCTACTCATGTGCACGTCAACGCCTCTGACTTGAAAGTCAATCAAGTGACTTCCGCCATTGCGCTATGGTGCACATTTCAAACTTGCCTTATCAGGTGGAATGGCATTGAAAGAGTTTCTAATCATTTCTGTTTGTCCACAAGAGATGAAGACAGCATGCTACAGGCATGGCTGAAATATTTGAGAAAAGGGTATATTCCAAGTATCCGTAACAATCAAAATATCAAGTATACAGCGCTAAACATTCTTCCTCTTTTTGAGCAAGGCTCCCTTGAGTTTCGTGCGGGAGGGCCCCCAAATAATCCCGATAAAGTCGTATGGTGGACTAAGATTTGTTACGCCATCGTGCGTTACGCCGCTGAACGCTTTCAAAACCCGATGGCTCTTGGCTATGCCTTGTCAGAGTTGGGGCCTGAAAACCTTCTAAGAGAAATATTGGAATTTGCTAACCTCGGACCTATAACAACCGAACGTATCTTTCGGGAACTTACTGAGGACGGGATGCTGAACATTGATGCCATGAATGATTTTCGAGATATTCAAATACTCATTTTCGGTTTTCCGTGGGATGCTTTGATGGAAAAAATCAATAGACCGCCAATCCCCAATCCATTCAACAACAACAATAAGAAAAAGAACCAAAACGGAGACGACTAGGAGAAACACTGTCATGCCAATAAAACGAAGAATAAGAATTGTTCCTTATAAACAAGGTTCCCGCTCTGCCAGAGCTCTGGCCAATGCGTTAGGAGCTAAACTGGTGAGGCTAGAAGGAAGTCGATTTCGTAACACCGTAGACGACTTCTGTATAAATTGGGGCAATACAAACCCGCCCCCTAACATAGACCAACGGTTCATGTTGAACCACCCCAAAGCCCTCGAAGAGACAACAAACAAGCTAGTTTTTTTCCAACGAGTAACTGCCGAGGGCTTAGGCTATCTTATCCCTCCCTATTGGACAAACAAAGAGGATATTCCAGATGAAGCTTTTCCAATCGTTTGTCGCACTATTCTCAATTCTCACTCCGGTCGAGGCATTGTTATTGCTGACAGCCGGGATGACTTGGTTGACGCTCCTCTTTTCACTAAATATATAAAGAAAAGAGACGAATACCGTATTCATATTGGCTGTCCCTTTCGGCCTCCGTGGGAAGAATCTATCATAATTTCCGTGCAGCAGAAGCGGCGCCGGCTGGATGCGGAGAACCCTGACTGGCGAGTCCGTAATCACGCTAACGGATTTATCTATGCGCGGGAAAATGTAAATCCCCCTGAATGTGTAATCAATGCGGCAAAAACCGTATTCAATAAATGCACAGAGCTTGACTTTGGCGCTGTAGATGTGATATATAACGCCAAGCAAGATCGGGCCTATGTGCTCGAAATCAATTCTGCACCCGGACTTGAGGGGCAAACTCTACAAGACTACGCAAATTATTTTCCAAAAGAAAACTAACAATAACAACAACAACAATAATAATAATAATAATAACAAGGATAAAAATAACATGCGGTGCTACATTTGCAATGCCATTCTAACTCCTTCAGAAATCAAGTGGAACTATAAGCACAAAGACTGGGACCCGTGCACTCGGTGTCTGGAAGAAATTGAAGCAGTGTTCAACGACGACACCGAAGAAGAAATCGACAAACAGCTAGCCTTCGAGTTCATGAAAGAGGAGGAAGAGGAGGCGGAGGAGGGAAGGGACGATGCCCATAGAACCAGAGACCTTTACTAACCTCTTGAAAACCCTAGGTATTCCCTATACCCCTAAAAAAGTGCTTGACAAACCCGCCAGACTGGTGTATAATATACGTAGAGAGATTGGGGGGGTTAAGGAGGTCTATCTAGAGTTTATGGGTAAGGAGCCTATCTTTCATCGTGTTCTAGCAGCTTGTATAAGAGATAGGGTAGAGGCAGTTAAGAAACTCATTGATGGTAATAGTCTCATTCCTAGACCTATTCTAGCTGGTGGTTGTCTACGAGACTTCATCTTTGATAAAGCAGCTAAGGACTACGATTTCTTTTTCAATTGTAGTGGTCCAGAGCAAGCCTACGAAGTCATAGATGAGCTAGTCCTACGCATGGGCTCTGGAAACTACACCGAGGGAGGGCCCCTAGAGGACAGCCACTACGAACAAGAAAGTCCAGACTTTGAAAATGTTTACGCTGTCTTCAACTATGGCAAAGACCGTAAGATACAACTCATAGTAGGAGTATGGCCAGATGCCGTTCCTTACATCTATAATACCTTCGATTTGTCGATTTGTCAAGTCCAAATGGACATAGACACCTACGACATCACCATCTCCGAGAACTTTGTAAGGTCTCTTATCGAAAAGAGAACCATCAACTACAATCCTACTTCATCCTACTCCAATGAGAGAAAGATGAGGTTTGATCTGGACCTGTTCGGTATTATAGACGATAAGGACAATTATGACCAGCAAGTATTTCCCCTGCCCCTCATGCGTCAGCAGTGACGCCTTTCACGTCCAAGCCAACGGATGGGGGCATTGCTTTTCATGCGGCATAAACCTTCCACCTTCTAAAACCCAACTCTATATCGCTAACCTAGGGGAGAACATGATTACAGCCATACCTAAATCATCATACAAGGCAAAGAAAGAGCTTTCACCTCTACCAGAGGTATTTCGAGCTTGGCCTGAGAGGGGTCTAAATCGAGACACTATTGCTAAATACAAGGTCTGGGTAGGCACGGAGAATGACGATTTTGCTGCTAAATGCCCCCGCTTCGATAGTAACGGCAAGCATGTAGCCAACAAGGTCCGGGTCCAAAAAGGAGAAAAGGACCGCACCAAAGGCGCTCCGTTCTATTTTGAGGGCAACAAAGACGCTGCTCTCCCTCTGTTTGGCCAGCAACTCTTTCCACCCGGAGGGCGGTTTATAACCGTCACAGAGGGCTACGAGGACGCTATGGCCGTCCACCAGATGTTTGGGGGCAAATACCCCGCTGTCTCCGTAGACAGTGCCTCTAGCGCCGCTACGGACTGTAAGAAGGCTTTTGAATACCTCAACAGCTTCGACACCATTGTCCTTTGTTTTGACAACGACGAACCCGGACGCAAAGCCGCCAAGGAAGTTTGCAACCTCGGCTTCCCCATTGGTAAGGTAAAGGTTCTCACCCTACGAGAATACAAGGATGCCAACGACTACCTCAAGAACGGTAAGAGCGCTGAATTCGTAAAGGAGTGGTGGCAAGCACCGGCCTACAAGCCTGACGGCCTCAAGCTAGGTTCGGAGATGTGGGCAGAGATTATCGAGCGTAAGGAGCACTTCTCTACGCCCTATCCATTCGAAGGCCTCAACAAGATGACCTATGGTATTCGCCTCTCCGAACTTGTCGTGGTTACAGCCGATACTGGTGTTGGAAAGACTTCATTCCTCAAGCACATTGAATACAAGCTCCTTACGGATGAAGAAGTAAAAGCAAAAAACTATGGGGTTGGATTTCTCCATTTTGAGGAGCCTAATGGCGATACTGCTTTGGGTCTCCTGTCTATACACAATAGCACGCCTTACCATCTTCCTGACGTTGAGCGTGATCCCAAACAGCTACGAGCGGCCTACGACGAGGTTCTTAATAACGACCGTGTTGTTATTTGGGACCACTTTGGCAGCAACTCTGTTGATGCCGTAATCAACAAAATCAGGCACATGTCAGCGCTTGGGTGCAAATATATCGTTATCGACCATCTCAGCATTATTGTGTCTGACCAAAGCGGGGATGAACGAAAGCAACTAGACGAAATCGCCACAAAGATTAAAACTCTCTGCATGGAGCTTGATATTGCCGTCATTGCCGTCATACACACAAACCGTCAGGGTCAAATCAGGGGCACGGCTGGTGTCGAGCAACTTGCCAACATTGTCTTTCGCCTTGAAAGAGACAAAACAGAAATTGATGAATGGCGACGTAACGTTACCAAGATTACGGTTGAAAAGAACCGTTTCTGTGGCTTTACCGGGCCTTGTTGTTACCTCTGGTATAACAAGGACACAGCAAGGCTTACAGAACTTGATCCCGTAGAGGTGCAAATCTTTGAAAGCGGAGGAACCATTCGCGAATTTGACAGACCGTGGGAGTAATAGCCTTTGTATCTAAATATAACAGACAAACACTGGGCTATCGACATTGAAGGGGACGACTTATATCCAAAAGTTCAACGGATTTGGTGTGCTGTTTGTGTCAACGCCAAAACGAATGAAATCGTTGAACTCGTAGGCCACGACGCCATACGAAAATGGTTCAGAGAAAAGCTACAGGACCCGAATGTAAAATTCATAGGCCATAACATCCTTGGCTACGACCTACTTGCTCTAAACAAGGTCCTAGTAAATCCCCGCATTCCTCTACGAGCCTGCATCGACACAATGTTGATGTCGATGTTCTACAATCCTTCACTTGATGGCGGCCATTCTCTAGAAGCTTGGGGCCAACGCCTCAAAATGCCCAAGCTTGAGCACAACGACTTTTCTCGTTTCTCTCCCGAGATGCTGGCCTACTGCCGCCAAGACACCCTTCTCTGTCTTCGCATCTACAAGCAACTCGTAGCGAGGATGATAAAGGAGGGTTTCACTGAAAGAGGTATAGACCTAGAACACAAGTCTTGGTATCTTATTAAAAAGCAGCAGAGAGATGGCTTTCCCTTCAACTTTGGCGGTTGCCTTGAGCTCTATGCCAAGATCAATAGTATCCTAGAGGACCTCAAGAAGGAAATCTATACCTATTGGCCACCTGAACTCAAGATTGTCAAGACCTACAAGAATGCTCGAAAAAAGGACGGCTCCTACACCAAGGCTTTCCTTGAGCACCAAAAGCAATATCCCAAGATAGAGGAAAACAACGAAGGAGGTTATTATGCTTATGATTACGTAGAATTTAACCTTGCCAGTGGTGACCAGCGTCGAGAGAAATTGTTAGAGCTAGGCTGGGTTCCAGAAGAGTTTACCAAGCCCTCTAAAACACATCCAAACGGGCAGGCCAAAGTCACGGACAAAGGTGACCTTGTTCCTTCGCTCGTTGAGTTTGTGAAAAAGAGTGGCAAGAAGGAAGTTGAGCTAATTGCCAAGTGGATTGAATACAACGCCAGAGCCATCATGTTAAATACATGGATGGAAGCCTACAATCACGAAACGGGGAGAATTCATGGTAGCCTATGGCTGGCTAACACTCTACGCTATCGCCATTCCAACCCTAACACTGCTAATATTCCAGCCGTCCGACGTGCACCGGATGGCTCGCCGCTTCTTGGGGAAGAGGGGGCTTTTACTTATGAAGCTCGCAATCTTTGGACTTGTAGCGACCCTAGCACTCGTTCTCTTGTTGGCGTGGACGCAAAGGGCATACAGCTAAGAGTCCTTGCTCATTACCTTAACAACCCTGAATTTACGGAGGCCGTGGTCAATGGGGACCCACACTCTTACAACCAAAAAATTGGCGGTTTTAGAGATCGTCCTACAGCAAAAACTTTCATCTATGCTTTCCTTTTGGGAGCAGGAGACGCTAAAATCGGACAGGTCGTTGGAGGAACGGCGGCAGACGGCCGAGAACTTAAACGACGCTTTGTTGTCAATTTCCCGGGACTTGAACGTCTACTTGATGACCTTGAACGACAGGTGGAGAGAACTGGAAGAATTGTGCTTTGCGACGGGACTCCCATTATCGTCCGCCAAAAGCATACAAGACTCGGGTACCTGCTCCAAGGAGACGAAAACCGAATAATGAAGCAAGCAGCCGTTTAC